CTGGAAAAATAATAAAAAATACCAGATCGAAAGATTAAAATCCTTTTTCGGCTCATATCCGCTCAAATCCATCAACCGCGCATTGTGCGAACGGTTCCGCGATAAAAGAAAAACCCATCTCGTTATCTGCCAGAGATGCGCACTGTATAAACCGACCTGTTATCTGTGCGACGGCGAAAAGAAAAAATTCAAAAATAAATGCTGGAGATGCGAAAAACGAAAAATTCTGTTCGATCTCCACCGGCAGAGCTGCAAACCTCCGAAAGTTAAGTCTTCGACCGTCAACCGCGACCTGACAACTCTCTCCGATATATTTACCGATGCGGTCGTCGACGGAGAAATCAAGGAAAACCCGATGCGTTTTGTTAAGCAGTTGACCGAACCCGAAGCACGCACGCGGATTTTAACGACTGCCGAAAAAAAAAGAATTTTTGAGATTTTGGGAAATGAAGATATTTCGCCCGTCAATTTCCGGCTTCGCGCTCTTATCCTGATCACCGTAACTACGGGTTGGCGAATGGGGCGCATAATGAAACTGCAAAAAGAACATCTCGATTACCGCCACCGCACCGTGCGCGTGTCCAAATCAAAACAGGACGAAGCAAAAGAAACTCCGGTTTCGGAAATAACTTGGCACGTTTTAACGGAGCTGGCGGAATTAGTCGGATGCGGTCATTTGTTTATAAATACTCAAAACGGCAAACCGCTTCTCACGTTTCCGAGAGAATCGTGGCAAAAACTGTTAAAAGATGCGGGCATCGAAGATCTCACATTTCACGATCTTCGAGCGACTTTCGGGACCGAACTCGTTTTGGAAGGCGCTTCGCTTTTTCACGCGCAAAAGGCTCTTGACCATAAAAAAGTTACAACGACTCAAAGATATGTGCGGATTGCTGAAGACTCGATGCGCTCGCATCTGGAGAATCACGGCAAAAATTACGAGCAGTTTGTGGAGAGACAAAAATAGCAATCCGACCAAAATCCGACCATCGCAACTTAAAGGCAAAGGAAAAGCACTTACGAAAAAACCGTAAGTGCTTTATTTATATAATGGTGCTGAGGGCGGGACTCGAACCCGCACGGATTGCTCCACACGCCCCTCAAACGTGCGCGGCTACCAATTACGCCACCTCAGCATTTGGAAAACTTCTTTAATTTTTCAAAAAATCAGGATTATTTATTCGCGTTTGTGTTCGCGTTTGTGTTTGCCGGAGCAGTTACATTCGTGTTTGCGTTTCCGGCGATTGAATCAGGGTTTGCTTTATTCGTATTTGTATCAACCGCAACATTTGTATTTGCGTTGGTATTTGCATCAACCGCCGCATTCGAATTCGTATCGAGTGCCGGAGCAACCGGATCAGACGAATCTCCGGTCGTTTGCAAAACCGAGATATTTCCAGTCAAAGCAGGCATTGAAAGCAAAAGTGCGGAAAGCATAAAAACCGTTGCCGCAATGATCGTCAATCTTGATAAAACGCTTGCCGCTCCACGAGGTGTAAATGCGGTGCTTGAAACATTACTTGTAAAAAGCGCACCGGCATCGGTTTTACCGGGCTGCAAGAGAACCGCCGCGATTAACACGATACAAGAAACAAAAAATAATCCGTATAAAAAATAAGCCAACTTCTTTACTCCAATTTAATTACTTGTAATTAATAATTTTTGCGAAACTTTCCGCTTTCAGACTCGCTCCGCCGACCAATGCACCGTCGATGTCTTCTTCACTCATTAATTCTCTAATGTTTTCGGGTTTTACCGAACCGCCGTAAAGAATTCTCATATTTTCAGCAGTTTCATTTCCGTGTTTTTCGGCAATGAATTTGCGTATAAATGCGTGCATTTCTTGAGCCTGTTCCGGCGAGGCTGTTTTACCAGTTCCAATCGCCCAAACAGGCTCGTAAGCGATAATAATACGTTCCATATCGGAAACTGTCAAACCGTCAAGTCCGCCTTCGAGTTGTTCTTTGACAACATTTTCTTGATTTCCCGATTCTCTTTCGGGCAGCATTTCGCCGACGCAAACAATTGCCGTTAAACCGAAATGCAGACACGCGCGAGTTTTCAAATTAACACTTCTGTCGGTTTCGCCGTAGAACTGCCGTCTTTCCGAATGTCCGATAATTATTGAAGCCGCACCGACATCTTTTATCGCGGAACCGTTCGCACAATGCGCGGTTGATGGATTTGAGCGGATATGAGCCGAAAAAGGATTTTAATCTTTCGATCTGGTATTTTTTATTATTTTTCCAGGATTCATTTTCGGTTTTAACGCGCGGCAGATATGTTTGATCTACATAATCGGCAAATGTGGTTTTTCTTTTTGCCGATTCATAATCGCTCGAGAGAATTAGAGATTTTATTTCGCGTTCGCGGTCTTCGGCATCCTGTTTGGTTTCGGCAAGCGGAACACTCTCTTTATAGACTACGCCTTTAAATTGACCGCTGACCTGCCAGATCGCTCTGGCGTAACCTTTTTCATTAGGTTTGACCTTTTTGCCGTTCAGGCGTTTCCATACTGCCATAATGAGAAAAAATTCTAATCGCCTTTCAGCCAAGCGTCAACTTCCGATTTGATGAAGCGGGGAACTCCGAGTTTTTTAGTAACGGGCAAACCGTTCTTTTCGATCTTGTTGTAAACCGTTCGGACGGAATCGAAACGAAGATAACGGGCGATCTCTTCAACGGTCATCACTTCCGGGAAAGGCGCATCGAATTCTTCTCTGGCAATCGAAACCGCACGCGCGGCACAATGCTCCAGATCGCTTTTATATTGTTCGGGTGATAAAACTATAACTTCTGTCTTAATCATAAAATTCCTCTTAAAGTGCGTTCAACCGTGAATTTCCCTCTATTCCTCTACCCGTCCGGGTTGGTTGTTTTCTATTTCTCGATGACAATCACATTCACAGTCTTTGCCATTCACGGCACGATATAAACAATCTTGGCAATTAAAATCAAGACATTCCCGACTTAATTTCAATCGGTCAAAAGTGTAATCTTCACAAACTGGCATCCCACGTAAGCATCCGCCCGGACGTTCTTTCGTTTCTAAACTGCATTGGGCAACATCGTGCCAGATCGAAGAATAAACGCCGCAGTCAACCCACCACAGTTCCCAATGACCGCCCCACCATTTACGGTAAAATTGAAATTTCCAAAGATAGAAAATTGCTGTAAGTAACGAATGTGGTTTGAATAATTTTCTCAACATATTTTTAATAAATATTCACGCAGAATTTTTCCGAGTGCGCTTGATAATAAAATTTACCGTTTTTGTCTTTTCGCCGTTCCGCGCCGCATTCGCATCTCTGCAAGTTTTTGACAAGCGCACTGGCATACCATTTGTGCCGTCTCAGATCGGGGGAAACTTCGGCAATTATTTCTGCATACGGATAACAATTATCTTTGTCGTAAATTTGCAGACTCATATCGCCTTCGGCTTGAATGATCTGAACTTTGCCGGATTTGTCCGCTAATTTCTGCGCCTTTTTAATCGCCTTTACTAATGGTTCTCTTAATTTAACTGCCATAAATCTAACCTCTAAAATTAAACATCCGCGAAAGCGTCCAACCTTGTTTCTGCCGCGTGATGTGATAGTTCCGGCAAACATCGCATTTGTAAATAAAAAATCTCATACCGAATTTGATCGCGTTTGCCTTTGAAGCCGCCCGCGCTGATTTGCGCGAATGATACGTGATTTTTTGTGAACAAATGCTTTGTTTATTGCTCATTACAATTCCTTTGAAATTACTGCCGAAACTTTTTCTTCAACTTCAACAAAATCAAAATTCTGCGCTTTTGCGACCTGCTCAAAGTTTTTGACATCTAATTCTTCTTTAATCAAAAACGGTGCATTTGCTTTGCACCAATCAAGAGCTTTTCCGGTCGGATAGATCAATTTCGTGTTTACTCGAACCGATAACTGCTTATCGAAAGTTTTATTGCCTGTTTTTTCGTAATGAGCGACCAGAGCTTCGCGCAATTCGTGTTCGGCTTCGCCATTCGCTTGAGCGGATTCACGAAAACTTTCAATTAATTCGGCGTTTTTTGTTTCCCACAATTTAGTTAAATCCGCGATTCTCTCATCGAGCCACGCTTTTTCTTTGTCATATGCTTCGCGCCATTCACCGAGGTTGTTTCGCAAAACTGCGACCTTTTCTTTTAGTTCTAAAATTTCATTCATAAAATTATTCTCCGTTTTTAATAGAAAAATGTGCGCGATTTAAAATAAAAACGCGCACAAATCCGAGACTCGGACGTGTGCGCGTATTTAAAATAGTAAAACTCAAAAGATTTCTCTTTTGAGTGCGGATAACGAATTAATTAATTAAGCAATTACGAGTAAAACCTATTTTGATATTTGTGTCAAGACCTATTCTTCTTCATCGAAAATTTCAGCCAGTTTCAAATAATCTTCATCCGTTTCGATCGGCAGAGATTTGAGACTTTCGAGAATTTCTAATTGTTCGGGCGTGATTGTTTCTTCGTTCATACAAAAGATTTTATTAAAAATGTAACTACGCCGATAATTTCAAAATCATCTTTCTTTGAAACTTCGCGTGATCGGTATTTTTCGTTTGCCGGAACCAAATAAAACCTTTTTCTTTTATTATAGGTTTCGATTTCCGAAAACTGTTTTATCGTATATTCGCTGCCGAGCCTGGCCAGAACTTTCGCGCCGTTTTCTGCTTTTTTTAATCGATCAATAACTACCAGATCATTTGATTCGATGCCGAGATCAATCATCGAATTGCCGAAAACGCGCACATAAAGAACCGAATCCTTGCGACCGCGTGAAACATAATCGTCGAGTGATAACCATTCAATCGGCGCGTTATTTTCAGCAGCTTCACCGCACGAAACCGGATATGAGATGAACGGGAAAACCGTATTGCTTGGATTTGAGAAATATATTTGCATCATAATTTATGCCGTTTTCCTTACCTTTTTATCGGTGTTAATAATTACAACTTCTGAACCTTGCTGCATTTTTTCGATTACATCTTGACGAACTTCGCCCGCACTAAGCCTGTAATACAGCGATAAAACGGACTCCATCTGTTTGACTGAACTTCGTTTGCATCTTTTGGCATCTGCATCAATCGCATCCCATAACTCCAACGGAAAGCGAATGTTACGACCTTTTTCATTTTCTGACATATTACCTCCAATAATACCGTTTTAACACCAGAGAAAACAACGGTTCTCTTTGGTGTTATTTTTGTTAGTTAATGGTGTTGACTTGGTGTTCAAGTGGTGTTATTCTTGAGTAGTGTTAAAACACAAGGAGAAAATTATGGACACTAATCAAGAAGATATGAAATTTACTTTGCGACTTCCGAAGGAATTGGACGACGCGATAAACAATGAGGCGCAAAACGAAAAACGAAGCAAAAACAGTCAAATTATTATTGCGATCGAAACTTATCTCGAAAAGCGCAAATCACAGAAACCGGAGACTGTTTCGGTATGAAAGAAATCGCTTTAACAAAAGGATAAACCGACAGGAGAAAGCAAATGCAGACATCAATTATTAACTACCATCAATTCATTGAAGCAAAACGCCATTCAATTTCCAACGCCGGAATAAAATTAAACTGGATGCCAGAAATGGCGTTTGATTTTCAAAAAAACATAATTGAAAAAGCCGTCAAAAAAGGACGTTGCGCGATCTTTGCGGATACAGGTTTGGGCAAAACTTTAATTGAATTAGTTATTGCTCAAAACTTCGTCAAACATACAAATAAAAGAGTTTTGATATTAACGCCGCTTGCTGTTGCTTTTCAGTTTTTACTGGAAGCTGAAAAACTCGGTATTGACGATATAGAACATACACGCGACGGGCGTATCAGTAAAAAGATCGTGATTTGCAATTATGAGCGATTGCATTACTTAAATCCGTCCGACTTTGCCGCGTGTATCTGCGATGAATCGAGTATCTTGAAAAACTTTGACGGAAAGACTAAACAGCAAATAACCGAATTTATGCGAAAAATGGATTACCGTTTTTTAGCAACAGCCACACCCGCGCCAAATGATTTTATCGAACTCGGAACATCAAGCGAAGCGTTAGGTCATTTAGGTTATATGGATATGTTGTCAAAGTTTTTCAAGAACAATCAAGGCAATTCCATTCAATCTCAAAGAGTAGTTTCAGCAAAAGACGGTGATAAATGGTATGTCAAACCCCACGCGGAAAATGATTTTTGGAAATGGGTTTCTCAATGGTCAATTTCAATCCGCAAACCGTCCGATTTAGGTTTCGACGATAGCGGCTATAAACTGCCTGATTTAATTGAGAATCAAACTGTTATTAGAAACGAAACGCCGATTGTTATAAACGATCAGCCGTTTTTATTTAATGTTCCGGCAACAAACTTTTTTGAGATTAAAGCCGAATCAAGAAACACCATTAAAGAGCGATGCGAAAAAGCGTTTGAGCTTGCCAATAAGCACGAAACGAGCGTGTATTGGGTAAATCTAAACGACGAAGCAAAGTTAATCGGTGATTTAGATAAATCGGCGGTTGAAGTTAAAGGCAATATGAATCTTGATAAAAAAGAAGAAATTCTTTTGAATTTTTCTAAAGGCGAAATCAAAAAGCTAATAACAAAAACTTCGATAACTGCATTCGGTTTGAACTGGCAGCATTGTAATCATACGACATATTTTCCGACATATTCATATGAGCAATACTATCAAGCAATTCGCAGATTTTGGCGTTTCGGGCAAACTAAAGACGTTTTAGTTGACCTTGTTTTGTCGGACGGGCAAACGCGGATTATGAAAAGTCTGCAAGCCAAAAAAGAAAAAGCGGAAGAAATGTTTTCTAAACTTTCGGCAAATGTAAATTCAATCTATGAAATACAAAAGCGTGAATTTACCGAAACAATTATCAAGCCATCATTTATTTAACAGGAGAAAAACAATGAACGTAAAACAGCAAATAATAACAGATAATTACGCGATCTATAACGGGGATTGTATGTCGGTTCTGCCGACTTTGGATGATAATTCAGTAGATTTATCGGTTTATTCGCCTCCATTCGCCGGTTTGTATAACTACAGTTCAAGTGAACTTGATTTTTCAAACTGTGATTCAAAAGAGCAGTTTTTAGAGCAATACGATTTTTTAATTTCAGAAATGGCACGAGTTACAAAACCCGGCAGAATCAGCGCGGTTCATTGCACAGACGTTTTTGATAACCGCTCTTTTTTGTGGGATTTTCCGCACGAAATTATCAGACTTCACGAAAAATATAATATGCACTATCGCAACCGCATAACGATATGGAAAGAGCCGCTTAAGGTTCGGATGCGAACAATGGTTCAAAGCCTGATGCACAAATTTATCGTCGAAGATTCAACTAAATGCTTCACCGCGATGCCTGATTATATGCTGATTTTCACCAAAGGCGGCGAAAACGAAGTTCCGGTAACGCACGATCACGGGTTTACAAGATATTTTGGCGAAACACCGATCTTAAAAAATATCGTGCAGGCTTACAATAATGCCAATAACAGCAAGTTTGACGAGGTAACGCTTTGGGATTATCTGCAAAGAAAATACGAATTCCACAGCGACCCCAAAAGTAACAAATTAAGTCATTATATCTGGCAAAGATACGCTTCAAGCGTTTGGGATGATATTCGAATAGATAATGTTTTGCCGTTTCGTGATTCAAAAGAGGACGACGACGAAAAACACGTTCACCCTTTACAACTCGACGTAATTGATCGAATCGTCGAACTCTATTCAAATCCGGGCGAAGTCGTTTTAACCCCGTTTATGGGCGTAGGTTCGGAAGTTTATTCGCCTGTTTCACTAGGTAGAAAAGCAATCGGCATTGAACTCAAAGACTCATATTTCAAACAAGCTATTGCCAATCTGAAATTAGCAGATAAGAGGTTTTCCGTTAATCGAACACAAAACTTATTTGATGCCTTTGAAGTGTCGGAATCAATGGAAATGGCAGCTTAATTTTTTTCTTCAAATATATTCATTTTGGTGTTGACTTGGTGTTCAAGTGGTGTTATTCTCTAATCAAGTTAGCAAAACACTAACGATTGAAAAATTAAAAAAAGCGCGGGTAGCGGATAACGAATTAATTAATTAAGCAGAATTTATTCTTGATTCGCACCTGCCAAAACAGGAGAAAAAAATGTTTACACAAAAATTAAGTTCAAACGGTTACACGGCAGATGTATTTTCAGGCTATTACGGCGAACAAATCTATATCAGCAACCCCGAAGGCGTTCAAATCTACGCTCATAAATTTACGGGTGATGCTCAAGAGATTTTAGACAGAGTTGCAAAAGAAGATATGGGAAGTCTTAAAACTTCCGACTTCGATAAAAACGTGATTAATCAAGCCGTAACGACTCTTTCAGGTCAAGCGGTTCTGATGGGCGAAGAAAACGGTAAAAAGCAACTTCGCGCCGTCCTGAAAGCCGCAATCGAACTCAAAACAAACCGCTCAATCAATTTTGACAGAGAATTCGGAATCTTGAAGTTCAAGTCTTCCGCTTCGAATAAAACGCGAATCGTTACCGCTCACGGATGTTCGAACGAATGCCAATGCAAGGGTGCGATCTCATATCATTCGGCATTGTTTCAGCTTATCGCCGAATGTCTGGAAATCGAAAAGAGCGGAAAAGTTATCAAGTTTCCGGCGCGTGTATTTACTTCTGTTCGTGCTGAATTAAAACAAGCGGCGTGAAGCAGGGCAAAAAGATGCGCGAATGGTCAAAAGTTCGCGCTCGACTTAAAAAGACGTTTGAAAATCTGGGAATTACTTTCTGCGAAATTTGCGGCTCGACTTTTAATTTGTCATTCGCTCATTCAAAGAAAAGAAGATTTATCACGAGCGAGGCTGAATTAACTGAGGTTTGTTTGATCTGTATTCCTTGTCATCAGGAAATAGAAACTTTGCCGCACGTCGAGATGCACCGGAAAGTTATTGAAATTATCGAGCGAAGGGTAGAAGCGAACGGCGGCGCATAATCCGCCGATTAAAAATATGTCATTAACCGAATTACCCGAAATTAACAGCGAACAACTCGAAAAATACCACGAAGCGGTTGACGGCTTGAAAGTCTTTCTTGATAACGTGCCGAAAATTCGCCAGCTTGTTACTTACAGATGTTTGGATGTGGCGATCAAATCGCACGGCGGAAAAACTGCTTTGATTAAACAAATCATCGGTGATGCGAAAGACTGGAAAGAATTTTGCCAAAAAGAACTTACCGCCGAAGACGTTGAATTTTTCGAGCAAATTGAAAAAGAAGAGCGCGAAGAAATGATGCGGGATTTCACGCCGCCCGAAACAAATCCGCTTTATACAAACGCTCTTGAGCTTGCCAAATGGCTTGTTTTGTCAGCCGAAGAATCGGACGAAGAATTTGATGAAATCTTTGAAAACATAATGGTCAATCGTTACGAGAAAAAAGTAATCATCAATCTAAACAAAACCGAAGTTGAATACTGGCAAAAAACAAAACCCGACGATGTGATTCTTGGAATTTGAGCCGCCGATTGTATTTCAAGTTTGAAAGATTAGCGGTTCAGCGTAACCGCTTCACGAGACGACTGGATGACTTACTTTTTCAAGACGGTCGGGTAAATGTCCACGAAAAAGCGTTCGCCGCTTACGTTAAAGCGGTAATTAAAAATAAACAGGAGATTAAATTTATGGCAGATACAAAAAAAGCGGTATTAGTTACAACGGAATTCAGAGGCGTATTTTTCGGATTTATCAAAAACGATAAAAACGCACCTGCGGAAATTACTTTAACGGACGCAAGAAATTGTCTTTCGTGGTCGTCGGACGTCGGCGGATTTTTAGGTCTTGCGTCGAAAGGCGTAACCAATAATTGCAGAATTGGCTCAAAAGTTGACGAACTCACGCTTTACAAAATTACTTCAATTACGCCCGTTTCCGAATCAGCAGTTAAAACTTGGGAGAAAGCATAAATGAAAATCGGCACGAAAATAACTAAACAAGTTGCACTTAAAGCCGTCCTTTCGGGTTCGTGCTACGTTCCCGAGGTTGGGACGAAGATTAAAAATATCCCTACAAACGATTTAATTTGGGCGGTAAACAGCGGCTTTACTTCTAACGATAATCTTCCGCTTTGG